GATTTCTCATCAATAAATCTAGTCTTAACTAACTGTTCATTATTAGTTAAGAATGTAATATCAAGACCAAATGATTGCAAATTTAAACAAACATTACCAGCCATACCAGAAGTAGTTTTTATCTTAGCATAATCCAGAACAGGAACAGGAGCCTCTGGACTTATCCTATTACATCTACCATAGATGTATTCATCTTCACAACTATCACCCAGTAACAGTACTTTCATTAATCTTTTTAATTACATTACTACTGGCATATCCACCCACTCTAGGAAGATGTCTTACCTCACCAGCGTGTTCCCAACCAACCACATCACCATCCCTCCAATCATCACCAAGTAATAATATATCAGGTTGATATAGTTCAATTAAATCTTCTAACTCTTTCCTACTACCAAAGGTATGAACAACATCAATATACTTGATTGCCTCAAGCATAGCAACCCTATAACAAAGATCGTTTATAGGGCGATGATCACCTTTGTCAGTCCGAATTTTCTCATCAGTATCCGTAGCAACTATTACTTTCTCTCCTAGAGATCTAGCAACCTTGAATAATTCTATGTGACCTGGATGAAGAATATCGAATGTGCCATTACACCAAACAATATCATTCTGCATTATAATTTATCATCACCATCTTCACTAAGCATTTTTCCATCATCCTTTTCCATATTAGGACGATTTGATTTAATAGTAATTAATTTTTGTATTTCTGGTAAATACATATAATCAATATCACTAGTTGATAAAGTATCTAATGCATCATCAATATCTTCAACTAAAGGATCTCCCCCAAGATTAAATGAAGTATTAAACAGAATAGGAACATCTGATAGTTTTTCAAAAGCACTAATTAAATTGTAGTAATTCTCATTCTGTTCTTTAGTAACAGTTTGAATTCTACAAGTGCCGTCAACGTGAATAACTGATGGGATCTTCTCAGCAACTCCAGGTAAAGCATCTACAGCATACATCATACTTGGAGATTCATCCATTCCAGCAAGATCAAACCAATCATGAACTTTATCTGCAAGAATACTACAAGCAAATGGTCTGAAATATTCTCTATGCTTTACACCATTAACGATATCTTTTCCATCTTTAACAGTAGGATCAAAAAGAATTGAACGATTGCCCAATGCTCTTGGTCCACCTTCAGATCTACCTTGGAAAATAGTAACAATATTTCCATCTCGAATCAACTTTGCAATTTCTTTATCTGAGGTATCAGATACCTTTGCCTCTGGATATTCTTCTATATGATCAAGATATGTATCTGGATCATATTGCGGTCCGTAATATATGTCCTTTGGTGGTTTTATAGGTATGATAGTTTTTCCTTTATTAAAATAATCATGATAATAAACATGATAAGCACCACCTATTGATGTTCCACCATCATGAGAAATAGGTTCACAGTAAATATTTAAATTAGGAAAACGTTTTTTAAATTGATAATTTGCAACACAATTCAATCCATATCCACCACATATAACAATATTTTTCTCTCCTGTTATATCAACAGCCTTTTGAATTAAATTACCAATTTGCTCTTCAGATTCTTTTTGAATAGCGTATGCCATATCTTTTTGAACCTGAGACCATCTAGGTTCTTCACCATCTTGTGGATGTTGCTTAACATCTTCAATAAGAGTAGGATACATCTCATGCATAACATAAGCACCATTAGGATAATTTGGTTTAAATACATCCCTATTACCAAAACCATTCCTAAACATTGGAGGTATGTCTGGATTTGGTTTTCCGTATGGAGACAATCCCATAGTTTTTCCAGCATCAATAGACATAAAACCACAATATCTTGTTACTGCCTCATACTCTTTAACTATACCAGGATATTCTGTAGCAAATGTACCTGTATCATCATCTAATCTAACATACCCTATTGCTGAATCTGTTCCCAAATGTTTGTAAACTGTTCTCACATTTAAAGGTTTTTGAGCATGAAAAATAGTTTCAAATTCAAATATAGTGCCATCAAAAGCTTCTGTATGCAAGAAACTTCCAGCACCATCAGCTATAACACAAGCAGCAGAATCAAATCCAGAATTAATAAATCCAACATTAGCGTGTTGTTCATGATGAATCTGATCAATATATGTTACCTCATAAGTTAACTTCTTTTTACATAACTTTCTCATCCAAGATTTATATAAATCTTCTCCAGTCCAGTCTGCTTGAGGTCCTGCTCTATGGGTATGACATACAACCAAATGATCTATATGATCAACATAATCAAATACTTTAGTTAATCCCAATAAAGGAGTTCCATCACGTTTAAACCTAGATAAACGTTCTTCTTCAAGATAAAATGCTATCTCACCATCAATAAGTAAAGTCGTGCTGGCATTATGCCCACGAGAACAAGACAAAATAATACTCATAATTTAGCCTCAAGATTTAGTAGTTTCTAATTCCAATAACTCATCTATTGGTTTTTTCTTCTTCTTTGTTGTAGACTTAGGTGTTCCAAAATTAATTGGTGCAATCTTCTTAGTTGAAGAATCTCCATATTGTGGTTTCATATTTGATGGTATACCAGAAAGACCCACATCTGAAGATGACTTCTTACTAACACCTATCTTATCTTTAATACCCTTTACTAACTGATCAATGGTTTTATCACTTAATACCATTGAATCTTCATTAACTCTATCAATACATAAATCCCATGTCAATCTGATCGGACTATATCTTCTTTTCCCTTTACCATTATCAATAATAGTAAATTTCTTACTATCAGGATATGATATATTCTCTGGAAAAGTAGATCCAACAACAACAGTAGTTGGTTTATCTAAAGAATATGCCATATGTTGCCCAACACTATCACATCCTAAGAAATAATCAGCAGCATTAATAACACCCATCCAACCATTAAGACCTAAATTTTTAGGGCAAGCAATTCCTAAACCAGTCCATCCAGGAATCTCAATCTCCGACATAAGAGCTATGCCAAAATTATTTTTCAACTTCTCAATAATACTAAGAAGATTTGATACTTCCATACTTCTACCAGAAGAATCAAATATAAAGTTACCTTCAGTCTTGGTTCCTTGACCAAAAGGTTGAATAACAACTATCTTATCCTTTCCAGATCCAGCCTTTACTTCAGCAATTATATTATGCCCATTAACCTGATCAGCTTTACTAAGCTCTAAATTTATTTTTCTAGTTTCAGGAACCTCATCAAGTTCATTAATCTCAATATCAAACGCCTGTATGAGATTACACTCTTGATTAAAATATTGATTAATCCTATAAGGTTCTGGAGAAACTATCTCCTTATCTTTTAAATGATCTTCAAATAATCCTTTATGACCTACAGAATATGTTTTATCCCTAAGAACTGGATTATTTAAATATAACTCATCCCAAGACTCTGATACTATCACAAAATCGTCATGAGTTTCTGCATACCTTTCTAACGCAGGAATGGAGCAAAGGACACGCCCTGCTCCACCGTTAATGAAAAAAGCCTTATTCATTCAAGTCAAACCTCAATGTTTAATATTGTAGCATTGTTAACTTATATAGTCAACCAGATAAAGAATGTTATGTAAGGATTATACTACACTACTGCCAAGATACACAAACCATACCAAACTTACCAGAGTCTCCACAGTTACCATTACCACCACCCATTGCGTGTGACATAAATCCACCAGCACCAGGATATCTTAAGTAACTATTCTGCCAAGCACTACATACATATCCACAACAGTTACCACTAGTATAGTTAGGACAACATTCCGATTGCATATTATCACCATAGATAGGTGGGTGTTTTTCCCAACCATAATGGTTACTATTCCAGCACATCCTAGGCCAAATTCCTCGAATACCGTAAACTACGTTCTCCCATGTTGGACATTCGATATTATAAAGTCCAGCATTAACATCTGATCCAGAAACATAATCAATTATTCCAAAGTTTGGTCCATTAAAGCACCAATCACCACCATAGTTACAAATATAAGCACCATTAGAATCGTTTGTTATTTCTGCAATTCTACAGTAACAGTATCCACCTCTCATAGCCATCCAAGTACCTAGAGATCCTTGCCCACCATCAGCACAGAACTCACAGAAATGACATCCTTGAACATAAGAAGGACATCCAGACAACCTTTGACCTCCAGATGTAGTATATCCATAACAGCAATATGCACAACCAGAACATAAAAGATAACACCAACCAGACGATACTGGAATAATTACAGATGCATATGCTCCAGTAGATCCAAATGGTGTATGTCCACAGCAGCAAGGTCCTTTATTTGAACCACCACCAGAACCCCATAATTGGAATCTAGCTTTGGTTGCACCACCAGGAACATACCAAGTACAACTTCTACCACAGCGATAATATCCAGTATCATCGCAAACTTTTAATCCACCAGTCCATCCATCACCTTCATAAACGTGCCACTTGTTTGTATCTGCTGGACACTCCCAATGCCCTCGAATACCTTCACCATTACCAGTATCAAACCATTTCTTAGCACATTCATAAGCATCACTACTAGATCCTCCACCACCACCACTAGCAGCAACGTCAACACAATTAGCCTTTAGATCAAATAGTGCTTGTCGCTTTTCAGCAATTTCTTTTTTTAGTGCAGCTTGTTCATTGAGAGCACTATAGATTAATACATCCATTTAGATAGATCCTCCAACTCCATTAATAGAGACTTTATTTAATTCAACTTGAACATCAACTGGAATCTTAGGTATAATTCCAACTGATCCTGGAAGAGTTACATACTTCCATGTTTTATAATATGGATTATTGCCAAGATAAGTCTCAATAGCAGCAAGATAAGTATCTATTTTAGTATTGACTGTATCACCAAAATCATATTGATCTGAATATGTTTTCACATAATCTCGATTAGCCTTAGCTTTATCTGCATGTTCATTTTGTAATAGTTTAATTATTTGCTCCAATTTCCAAGAACTACTTATAAAATCCCATACTGGGTAATAAACATCTCTTAGATCAGGATTATCCATTTTCTTATACACATCACCATTACTCATAGTTTCATCAGTATAAGTATGAGTCCAATTATAACTTTCATCAAATTGATGAGAGCAAATATATGCTATAGGTAATTGAGAACTGTCTTTAGCATTAACTGTTTTGCGAATATCCCCACCTTCTGGAGGATCAGTGGAGACATCAATCTTAGATATCTTTCCAGTACTACTCTCTACCCAAACATCAAACGTTTCAGGTCCTTTGTATGTATAACTACCACTAATATTTGTAGATATTCCAGCTACAAAATTTTCAGTAGGGAGTAGATGAGTAAAAGATGATGTAATGTCTGCCATTGTTTCTACAGTCTCTAATTTTTTTACCTTGAGTTATTTATAATATGATTCTACTGCTTTAACAGTAAGAAACACATACCATTCCGAATGAACCTACGTCACTGCATCCACTGGTATCTCCACCACAAGTAGAGTAACCATATGCACCCATTCCAGGTTTTCTCTTATGAGAGCAATAACATGCTTGATAGCAGCATCCAGTTCCTTCATTATAATGCTCAGAACAGCAGCAACTGTCTGTAGGGAATCCATAAACACCAGGATGCCTAAAGCACGTTCCATAATTTCCAAACTGCCAACGTAAGTATGACCATTGTCCAGGAACTTTATAAACTGGTGCAGAATCAGAGGTTCCATATGCCTGTTTAGTAGATCTTGCTGGTTGATAAACAGCATCTCTTCTACCATTAGGATATCCTACACCAGGAATTTCATTTTGATGAGAACAATAATCTGTTCCTGTATTACAAATACACCCATAAATTCCTCTACAAGCACTTAATTGATGTGGTCCTCTATGACACCTATCTCTCATTTCACAATACTGATTGGTTTCACCACCTTCAGCACAGAAATTAGTTAAATGACATCCTTGAACATAAGATGGGTTTCCATCTACAGTATTTTGAGTCCTCTCTACATAACAACAATATGCACAACCAGAACATAGAAGATAACACCAACCAGTCGATACAGGGATAATTACAGATGCATATGCTCCAGAACCACCATTAGTGGAACCACCGCAACAACATCCACTTCCCGATCCACCACCAGAACCCCAAATTTGGAATCTAGCTTTAGTATAACCACCAGGAACATACCAAGTACAACTTCTACCACAACGATACCAACCAGTATCATCGCAAACTTTAAATCCAGTACTCCAACCAGTAGATCCTTGAGGATCTTCATCAGTAGAATCTGGATTTCGTGGAATCATGCACCAAATATGATTATTAGGAGCACTAACACCTGGCATAACATCGGCAATTGGTGATGAAACGCCTCCACCACCGCCACCGCCACCGCCAGATGCGGTTTGAGCTGAGGTTATACCAACAGATAACGCTGCAGATTCTGCCTTTAACTTTTGATTTATTTCCTGTAAGGCATTATAGGTTAATACGTCTGCTGCCATTTCTTATACCTCAGTGATTGCTGTAACTAAATTATCTGAATTATATGAGAGTTGCCAGTTCTTATCAACACCACCTATAGATTCTGTATATGACGTTATCAATCCGTCACCATTATAGTTGATACTCGAATAACTATTATCACCAATTGTAACCGCAGTTACATTATTGCTAGAATCAGTACTGATTCCACTTGCTCTACTAAAAGGATCAGTAGCAACAATAGTACCGCCACCGCCACCTTTTCCTTTGTTTATACTAAGACCAACGTAACGTCCCATTGCTAATTCCCCTTAAGTTGTCTGTTCAATACCATATACCGAAGCAGATACGTCAGATCCACTACTATATACGACCACATTTTTACCAGCATTCAAAGAAATAGCAGTTCTTTCTAAGACAGCATTCTTTGGTACAGATACATCATACTCAATCCATTCTTGAGCACTTGGCGATCCTGATGAGGACAATGCCACTCTTATGGTTCGAGCTCCTGATGAACTACGATTCACTACATTAAGGTTAACAACAGCATGGGTTGAAGAAGGGACTGTGTATACAGTGGTATTACTTCCTCCTGACAATGCTGATTGTCCTAAAATTCCAGATGCCATTTTTTAATGATTCCCTTGTCTTGATTATTTATAATTTGTAAATATACCCTAACCCAATTGCCCAACAAAGAATTCAGAAACCTGAACTTCTTTTCTAAACTCAGTTTCTACATCATTTCTCAAATTAGAGATTTCAGTGTTGGTATATGATTGAGCAGATGATAGAGTATTAGAAACATCTGTCTGAGTTTGAGATCTTTCAGTTGCTAATCCTGCAGTAGTATGAGACTGTGCCATTAAAAGATGTTCTGCATCTCTAGTAGCAACATAAGTTCTAACAGCAGCCTGAGTTGGAACTTTCTCATTACTATTTTGTGCCATTGTTCCGTCAGTTGAGAACTCATTAATAGAAGCACCTAACTGAGCACCGATTGAACCCAATCGAATTGAAGTCAAACCAGATAGATCGAAACTGTTAGCATTCAAGGTTGCAGCACCAGTTGCCTGGTTAACACGGAAGTATTTACCAACCCTGAAGTTACCTTGTTGGTCTGTAGAAACATAGAATACCCTTCCTGGGAAGTCTTCTGTAATTTCTTGAGATTGAACTGGATCCTGATTTGGTGCTGCTGGCCAGTTAGTTGTAACTGTACCACCAGTTCCTACTTGTAAGAAGTCATGTCCAGTTAATCTTGCCTGACTGAAGATGTAACGAATCTTCATCTCTTGTTCATCAAAGGTTTTATTTGCCTTCTCTTCAACAAGTGTTACAGTAGTAGTTCCATAAGTATCGGTGTCGGTACCAATAATTTTCACAAACTCATTATCTATCTTTACATAATCTCCAATAGCACCATCGAATCTATTTGCAATCGTTGCTCTAAACGAAGTAGAAACACCAGTAAAATCTTTATTAATTTCAGCAGAAGCAATTTGATTAGTTTGTCCAATTGAAGTAAATGTATCACCAATATTATATGCGGCAGCAGAACCAGCACCATCTTGTGCTCTCTGAATATTCATAGAGTTTGCAGTTGGGAAACTTACAATCTTACAGAGTTCGTTTGTAGGTGATAAGCAATATTCACCAGGGTTAAATCCACTAATTGTGCTAGTACTGAATGTAGTATCACTAGATTGTGCAGGAGTTAGTAGTGTAAATGAACCACCTTGAACAGGATATTGTGTAAAGGTTGTAGTTCCACCAGTATGACCTGCACCACTAGTAGTCCATTGTCCTCTATCAATGTAAACGTTACCTTTTCCAACAGGTCCTGTCTGACTTACACCATTAATCACGAATGTAAATGGATCAGCACCAGTAATATCATCACTATTATATCCACCATTACCAGATCCAGTAATAAATTCTATACTACCATTCTCTTCAAGAGTAGGTGAAGTTCCTAATCCACTAAGAACAAGAACACGACCAGCTTGACCTCTGTTTGCATCAGGATTATTAATAAGTGGAGCAGTAGTTCCTGAAGTTTGTGCAGTAATAGTCTCACCTGGAACGAAACCAGTTCCAACACCAACTGTATCACCTTCAGTAATTACTGAATAATAAATTAAATTCTGTGTGGTTCCTTGAACCGAATTAACAGTTCCCCAAGCAGTTGAAGTATTACCTCTAATCCTCTCACCAACTTGGAATCCAGTTCCAGACATACTATCAGGATCAAATTGCAATATCAATCCTTCCATTTGACCATCTCTGGTTTGTTCTAATGGACTGAATCCTGAACTTACAACACCATATTTACCCCATGAACTGTTTCCAGCAAGAGATCTAATTCTACCACCACGAGTAGCAGCATAACTAATATGGTTATAGTAGGTGAAGCAAGAAACCATCTCAGCAGTTCCACCATCTGTAACCCAGAATGCCATTCCTTCATCATGAATATTTGTGAATGAGTCAAACACGATAGATTTGTTAGAAGGTGTTGCTGATCCATCTACAAATTGTCTATGAATTCCACCATCAACAATAGCACCAACACCCTTGATTGATTTTGCAGAACAGTTTGAAACATAAGGTGATTTAATAATTCTACTCTCTGGGTTTAATGTAGTAAACACACCTTTAATGTGTGCATTATTAGGATCATACTGCTGTGCAGTAAATGTAAATGTTGTAGAAACAGTTTGTTGTGTATCAACCTCTATTTGAGTAGAACTAATAAATCCAATAACTTTTGTTCCAGCAGTAACACCACTACCACTTACAGTTGTTCCAACTAAATCAGGGAATAAATTTGATCCAGTTAATATTGAACCACTAATATTACCAGCTCTAGTTGTAACTGTACCTGCTGGAGTAAATCCAGTCATATTCTCCATCAAAATATCCTTAAGCATCGTTGCGTTGCTTAACTGGAACATTGTGGAATGCTTGTTTTCTCTTACAACTGCTGATGTAATGCTTATATCACTTCCACCATTCTCCCAAGTATCTGATGTTGTCCAAGCACCACCAGAAAGAGTACGAATTTGAATAGTCTTATCATCATATGATGAATCTAAAATAACAGCACACTTAGTTGAGTTACCATTAAATATTGAAGAACCATATGAAACTGTTGCAGGTGCATTTGCTAATGTAAGATCTTGATGTGTAGATATATTTCCTTTACCAACATTAACAGTAATAGTTGTTCCTGTAGTAGCAGTAATACTTATAAAATTACCAGATACAGGATCTTTATGTGCTCTTGGATAACTCTTAACCTTAGTATGATTATCTAATGAACAAGTAAATCTTATAGTATCATTACCAATCTGAATTGTATTAGAAGTGGTTAAACTATGAGATCCAATTTCTAAAACAAGATCTCCTGTTGCAGAATTGTAAGTTGTTCCAGCAACAGGTGTTTTTGTTCCACCACCAGTTACAGTAATAGAATCCGCATCTGCTGATACGAAAGTATGATCATAATGTTCAGCAGGAACAATCCTAGATGTTCTTAAGTTATCACCAACAATTGATACATTAGGAGGAACGATAATTGGTAAAGTTTCAGCATAAGTTCCTGCTTTTACATAGATTGTTGCAGGTCCAGTTGCTATACCACAAGCATAATTAACTGAATGGAATGATCTACTTATATTTGAACCATCATTAGTATCCTTTCCTTCTTCTGTTACATAATAAACTGGATGTGTTACGCTGTTTAACTCCCATTGAGGAATACCATTTGGACTTACAGCTAATACTTGACCATTATCTCCTACGGGTAATCTTGCTGCACCAGTGGTGTAGTAGACCATATCACCCTGAGTGGTCATCACATTGTTGGCAGCACCCTCAGCCAACATACTCCAATACGTACTATTTGAATCTGTTGAAGGATCCTGATTTAAACTACCAGCAGTAGCAACTCCAATATAACTATTACTTAATCTTTTTACAGCATCACCTAACTGATAGGTTACTGCAGAATCCCAATTACCTTTCCAAGCAACACCTTTAGTAACTAAACTCCAATTAGCTTCTGTTGTTGGTACAGTATTAGTACTTGTTGTTATTGCAACGTATGAATATCCACCATGCAATACAACATCACCTTGCTTATAATCTGCTGAAGAACTCCACTCACCAACTACATTAAATCCTGTAGTTATAATATCCCAATCATTTGTTAAATTATATGAAGGTGGCTTATTAACATGAACACTCTTTGCAACATAAGTATAACCACCATATGTTACAACATCTCCATCCTGATACTGTGTTGCAGCATCCCAAGTATCTTCATAATTAAATGACTGTAAATATTCAACAACATAAAGTGTAGTATCTCCTTCTTCAAATGTTGCTGCTGAAGTATGTCCAGTAACTACTCTATATTGAGTATTACCATATTTGTATATGTCATTTACCTTATACCAAGTGTTGGCTTGCCAATCACCCTTATTAGAAATTCCTTCTGTATGTAAAGTCCAATTAGATGTTAAATCTGCACTGTAGAACTGATTTTCATTTCCAGATGATGTATGATTAGTTTTACAAACGTATGTGTTTGCACCATATTTTACAATGTCATCAATGACATATGCGGTATTAACTAACCAATCACTACGCCAGTTAAATTTTAATCTGCCAAGTCTAAATTCAGCCATTGTTTTTTCTTAAAATCCTATTTTGGTCCTACGGTATAATCATAATCACTGAACGATACAGTTAGATATCCATCATCATCAATATAATAGGAAGTTTTCCTAAAATCAAACCTGAACTGTTGATATTTATCGTACTCGTTGTTCCTATACGTTTTCTCTTCAGTAGTCTCATCCACATAATCTAAACCTTCTAAGAAATCAGGTATAGCTGTTCCATCAAGTCTGTGGGATACATCAACTACATCAGTATCGGAAGTTTTTACTTTAACATAACGAAGCATACCGTCATCATCCCTTCTTAAGGCATGAACGGTAAATTTATCTTGCTGTCCAAATTGAAGTCCACCACCGCCACTACCACTAGTGCCAGATAGCATACTCCCACTTAGGAACATTGTCATGCAAATACCCTCCAATAAGTATTGGTCCAAACTAATTTAACAGTAGCCCCAGACACATCACATGCTAAAGGAGAATCAATCGTGCCCGAATAGTTCTTAAACTGCTCATTATTTTGGGTTGCAACCATAAGATTATTTATGTCCCAACTTACTTCGGTATCATGTAGTTCAACAAAGTCTCCAGGATTTTTAACTAAAGGAAGTATTACAGTAAATCCAGCACCAACTGTATCCGTGAGATACCCAGTATTAGATTCTAATGTTGCCTCTGAATTTAATATAGTCAGTGGTGGAATAGTAGCATCTGCCCTAACAGCAAGGTTATTAAGATCAATAACAACTGTAGATCCGTATCCTATAACAGTTAAACCAGTACCAACAAAGTTAATGTCAGTAAATCCAGCACCTATCTTTGTTCCAATAACACCAGACTCTGGGTTTATTGATGTTGATCCAATACCAACACCAGTAACAAATAATCTACCATCCTTATATAAATCACCACCAAAATCTATATCACCATCAACAAATACATTATCCTTAAAGGTAGATACTCCAATAAAAGTAGAGAAACCAGTAATATTAATATTTCTACCAACTACTTCATCATAGACAAGATCACCAGTTACATTAAGATTGCCTGTAATAGTGGCATCACCATCAATTCTTGTGCTACCAAGAACATCCAATTTAAATTGTGGATCTATAGTTCCAATACCAACATTTGGTGTTGAAGTGGTAGTTATAGCAATCTTACCAGTAGCGTCATCAACTACTAGATAATGACCAAATTGCGATAGCTCTCTATTGAATGCCATTATATGATTACTTTATTAGATATTTATGGGGTTTTATAATACAATATAGCGTATCCATCAGAACCTGGATTATGGGAATTACTTCCCTGACTCATAATGTCTGATCTGTAAACACTAGAACCAGAAGAACCACCTTGTCCTACGGATGATCCATTAATTCCTCCTAATGATCCTGCTGATCCACCTGGTGCTCCACCGCCACCGCCACCACCAGCAGCATTATCATCATTATCGCCACCAGATGCAGCACCTCCACCAGATCCTATAGAAATAGAAGATGTAGTTGTGGTCCAAGCAGTAGATCCACCATATCCACCACCATTTCCACCATCATCACCAACGCTAGATGGAGTAGAACCTCCACCGCCACCGCCACCACCAGCAACAGCTACCCAACCATAACCACTAATTGTTATTCCACTTCCAGCTCCACCACCTCCACCACCAGAAACATTACCAGTATATGATCCAGCTCCATTTCCACCAGCTCCACCACCAGTTCCACCATTCATTCCAGCACTATTAGTTCCTCCTCCTGTAGCTGAATTTCCACCTGCACCATTATTACCTTTTGTTCCTGGATAAAGACCAACTGTAAATGGTGGAGTTAGACTAGTTGTAAACCAAGAAGTCCTTCCAGAACCACCATCAGATCCAGCAGTTCCATTGTCAGTTGCAGCACCATCTCCACCAGCACCACCAGCACATTCCATTACTATATCATATGCATTTGCTGGCACACCAACCGAACCTGAAGTATGAGTATGTTGAACTGGTGCTGTAGAAGTATCGTTAATTGTTATTGTTCTTGTAGTTCCTAAAACATTTGTATATTGCGATTCAGAATATATTTTAATTACAAATTGTTCTGTACCTTCAGTTGCTGAATCATTTGCCATAGTAATGCTAATTTGTGCAGCATTACTACTAACAGTAACAGATCCAGAAAACGCACTAAAGTCAGATGCATTTACCGTACCACTAGTTGATATAACTTTCCAATACAATACTGTACCATCATCAGAATCTACAGTAGTAATATCTACATCCAATTGTTGCCCCTCATTAAATGATGTTGCACTTTCAGTTATTGAGGAAATAACACCAGCAACATATGCGTCCTCTGTTGGAGATAGAGTTGGTTCAGTATGCGAAAAGGATGAAGGGGATCCAAGATTAGCAGTATTACCACTACTCATAAGTCCTGGTGTGCTGCCACTTTGATTATTGTGATTAAAAGATTGATTGGCAGTGCTTAATACACTACTACTCCAATCAGTAACAGTCAAACTACCATAAATTCCTATGAAATCACCAGTAGTTGGTAGTTTAGCAACAGCACAAGTATTTTGATTATTAACATTAATATTAATCCACATGGTATCATTCAATATTTTTATCTTATTAACCGCTACTGTACCACCAGAATGATAAATTCTTCTTGCCCATATCATAGTACCGCTAGAATTATACTTAACAATTATACCACCAGAATCTGATCCACCACCAGCATTAGTGTTTCCAACTGCGTAAATATCTCCCAAAGAATCTATTGCTACATCATAAAACTGTCCACTATAAGATCCGTTACTAGTATTACCAACATGTCTAGCTCTTCTTGCCCATAAAACTCCTTGATTGCCGCTACCAGAATATGTTCCAACTTTAAGAATAACAGGATCTTGAGCAAAAGAATTATCAGTTTGTCTCATGCCTACAATATACCAGTTCCCATTAGAATATTCTATTGCTCTACAAATAGCACCACCACCACCATTATAAAAAGCCATGTGTTGTGACAAGTCTTTATTAGTAATTACCCACCAATTGTCATTATTAGTCGCACTTGAATTATAAGATCCGCAAAGATAATCTCCTTGACTATTTTTAGAAAATCCACCTATACCAAAAAAACCACCTTGATTACTTGAGTTTACAGATCTACTTGTGGTAGAAGTTACATAACCAGTGGTGGAAGAAGCTTGAATAGCTCTCTGATTCTGAGATCCAGAAAAAGAATAATCATATAGTGTATTACCCTGTAAAACAAGAGATCCATACCCAGTTCCACTATCACCATAAGGTCCACCACTCAAAGTATTCTTTTGATAAAACTCAAGGTTATCTGAAAAATCCCATAGAACATACCTAGCATTACCAAGAGCAGCAATTACTTTATCTCCACCACCTAAAGACTGAACTGCTATACTGGTGTTATCAGCACTAGAACCCGTCTCATTAATAGTTTTCGTTGTTAATATATCACCATCCTTAGATATCCTATGCCAAAAATGATATTGATCATTCCTTATTACTCCAGCAACTATAAGATTTCCTTGACTATCAAATAGGTTATCATCCAAAATATATTCATTAGCACTGCTATCTTGTAATATGTTAAACCAATAATTTTCAGGACTACTACCTGCAGAAACCATTAGTAACATTTGTTGAACTAACATATTATGTTAATCCACCACCAGATACTACAAAAGTATTACTTGCAACACACAGCACAGTAGCAACTCCTTTTTGAGCTAAAGTTCTATCTCCTGTTGTAGCGGTTCCCACCAAATACATTGTGACATTGGTATCTTCAGTAATGGTTATATTAGAAGTGCTACTATTATAAATTGTAATTGCGTCACCAACCTTAAAGATATTTTGAACTACATTCACTGCAGCACTAGCATCAATTAATGTACCAATATCAGAAGCTTCTAAATTATATGAACTAGTTTGCGATGATGCTGAAAATTCTTGACCAATAATAAGTCTACCACCCATATTAGAGTGAGCAGTGCATTGATAGAATAAAACATTAGGTGCGTCATGAGGAACATCAAATATAATGTCTGTAGGTGCGGAACCATCATTATTAGTTACACCAACATTGTATGCAGTTCCTGCAGATCCATTAGGAGTAGCTTGAATTCTAAAAGGATGTCCTGAAGATCTATTATGAAAAATATATTTCTGACCTCTAACAAGATTTAAATCTGGATCATTTACTGTACCATTTAAACCTGGTCCCTGAAAAGTGTAGTGATCAGTTGTATCATTACCAATTACCCAACCAGATAAAGCACCACTAAATTCAGTAGCAGTACAAGTTCCACCTATTGATACGTCAGTGCTTATTGCAACATTAACAGCATTTAAGTTTATATTATTTGGACTTGTAATTGTTGGTGTACCAGATGCTCCAATTAAATTAAATTTCCTTACACCAAAACCTTTATCTGCCATTGTATTTTTTACCTATTTAGATTAAGAGATAGACATTCCACTAATGGATGCCTGTCCATTATTAGCGAATGGATTGTATAAAATTCTACGAGGAGAACTCTTCAAACTATAAGTATTACCCCAGTAATTTGAATCAGTAGAACCATTACTTTGATATGGATCATAAAAATCTGTCGAAGGAACTTCTACAGAACCATGAGTTAATAACCATTTCCTAGCTTCTGCTCTTGTAGCTTGTGGTTGAGATTCCAAATACAATGCCATTACACCACATACTTGAGGTGTTGCCATACTAGTTCCACTTATAGCATAATTATAAAATGAATTATTTCTAGGATCCTGATATCCACCATCATATGGACTAAGGATATTATGACCACCAGCCCAAACGTCAATAGCAGGTCCTCTATTACTAAAAGAAGAACATCTTTCTTGAGATCCAGATTGTCTACTAACATCTATAGATCCAACAACAATTGCAGCATCATCTTTATCCTGATGTGTAATTCCAGGAGTTCCACCTCTATTGTAATAACTTAAGTATCCAGAACTGTAATAAAAAGTACCAGTTAATACTTCATTCATATAATCCTTTCCACCTGGATAATCTTGCTTATCATCTGAATTTCCAGCAGCAAAACACCATACAATATCCTTACAATCAGGATCATCAAATACCTCATCAGCCTCAGACTGTCCAGATATTCTAGTAGTAGTAAATTGTTTATATGAACCATTTGGAGACATATAATAAACTGCAGGAGCAACAGTAGAAGATACTGTTCCCTCATTATAAGTTGATCCTCTAAATGTCACACTGTAAGCAGAACTACCTGAGAAAAATTGTCTATGACCCCAACTACCATTAACAACAGTAGGATTTCTTCTACCAGTTACTGGATTAATTGGTTTATTTTTATGCCAAACTTTAATGTAATCAAATCCATCTGATGGTTCTGTCCATCCAGTATCACCCCTATCAACACAAGCAATAGACCATATATTTGATTCAAAAGCATGACCAAATTGATTACCTGCGGAAGTTCCAGCAACGTGACTACCATGATAACTTATACTATAAGGATAACTAGGATATCCTTTTTCATGCAATAAAGCAGAACTTACTGTATAGTTCGTCAAAGATCCAGTTCCAGGAGCAACCAAACCTTCACTAGACCAATTAATACCATACTCGGAAGCACCGTGGATTAATATATCTCTTACTCTAGTATAATCCTCACAAGCAAGATTATTAGGAACAGATGTAAATCCTGGTTTTAAAAATTCTGGATGATCCCAACGAACCCCAGTATCCATAATAACAACATCAACATTCTTTCCTGATAATGTATACTCTAAATCACCGTAAATATATGTTTGAGATCCAAAAGCATCTGTATTATTCTTTTTACTATGCCTCAATAAACCCCATTGGGTAAAATCTAAAGTTGTTCCTGGATTACCTCCTCCACCAGCAGAATCTCTTCTATTCTCAAGATTATATTTAAATCTATTTGTAGTTAAATGACTATCAAACTCTTGATCATATTTTCTCTGTTCCAATTCATATTCATTATATAAAGTAGATCTTTCAACCCATTCAACTTTAGAATGATTTTTTAATATATCTGCCTCTGCAGTAGACATTTCATATACACTTCTCTTAGGAGAACACTTCATCTCTGAAGTACAATCAATCTTCCTATTTGGAATATCATCTATATCATTTTCATTAATTATATAATCATGAATCTCTTGCCAATCTGCGGCATCCTTTACACAAACTGCGTATGGTTGTTGAGTATCAGGATATACAACAAGAACTCTACCAGTATTTGAATCTAATGTTGTGCTAATCATTATACTCCCTCTATTCTAGTGAAAACATATTCTAAATTTCCAGTAATTGCATTTTCTGGGGTAGCATTTATAGTGACCTCTCCATTAAAAATAGATGATCCAACAGAAACTAGTAAATCATCACCAGTATACGTTATACCATATTCTTGGGTCTGAGTATTGGTTCCATCATGAACTACAGTAACCTTCTGGGACTGTTTGCCATAAGTTCCACTACTAAAATACAATGTATAATCTGCTATCTCATTAGTTAAAGCAATATTATCTAACTGATGAGCAACAGTTGGTGAAGCAGTCCAGTTTCCAGCACCAGTTCCAGCTCCACCCCCACCACCAGATCCAGGAGGACCAGGAGGACCATCATTACCTGGAGGACCAGCACTGCCTGGAGTACCTGCAGGACCAGGAGAACCAGAAGGACCAGCAGGACCAGAAGGTCCAGCAGGTCCTGGAGTACCAGCAGGTCCTGGAGGACCACTAACACCCGAAATACCACTTAATTGAGATCCATCACCATAATAAACTGCAGCAGTCACAGAGGATCCTACTGATACATTTTGAACAACATCTAAATCATAAAAATATGAAGTTCCTGTTGTAGAAATACCTGGAATAGTAGCAGCGTTAATTGTAGATATACCAACTTTCCAAGTTGATCCATCCCATTTCCATGTTATATCATTTGCGGAATGGGTATCACCTACACTTGGATTATTTGGAAAATTAATAGCCATCTATTTACCTCTATAACTGTGCTTGAATATCAGCATGTTTTGTATCTAGTGCTGGTTGATCTGGTTCAACAATTAAGTTACCCTCACTATCAGTCATATCTAATGACTTAACAGTATCATCTTGT